GTCTGACTGTTCGTGGTGAGCTGCTCGACAAGCCCAGCGCTGTTTTGATGGCTCAGCGCCTTCTTATCGAGACCCTGGGATAGCCGGGAGATGCCGGTCGTATCCTCACGGTCGCTATCGACCATCGTGATCGTCTGGAGGACGAACGGATTGATGGGCGTTTGCGGCAACGGGGCCACGCTGTCCGCGATCGAACGCACGTTGACGATGCCGCCTCGCCTGTTGTCGATCAGCTCTCGTGGGTTCGCTACGCCACCACGGGCGACTTGCCATCGCGGTTGCGTTGCCTCCACGGCCTGTTCGATGATCGCACGGGTCAGGACGGTCTTCGTGTTCGCGTGCGGAATGGTCCGGGCGGCGAAGTTGTTGCCGAAGAACGTGTGCGGTATCGGCTGAGGGACGTAGGTGACGAACGGGTGCGAGGAGACCTTCTGCTTGTCGAGGAGGGTATCTCCGACATGCACGACCTTCCAAAGCTGCTGGCGCCCCCTGCCCTCGGCGTCGATCCGGATGTAACTCTCGTGGACCGTGACCATGCGGCCCGCTTCGTCCACGGCGTCGTCATCGCTCAGGAAGCCGGTGGAGGTGTCCTGTTCGCGCTGGAGCTGCTCCGTCTCGAAGTCGAAGTCGTCGTCGCCCCCCGTTATGCTGTAGACGAGGTCTTCGTCATAGCCGTCCTCCACCAAGTCCCCGAGGGTCGATCGGTAGCGATGGGCTACATACGGCGCCTTATCGAGCTTCCGGGTCCGTCCGGTAATGATGAACTCTTCGGGCGGAATGGGCTCAATGCGCGTTTGGGACGTGTCAGTGACGACCTCGTACTCCCCGGACCACACGATGCCGTTAGGACCTGGAGTGGGCTTTGGACGCATCGTAGGCCTGGCGCCTGGCTGAGAGAGAAGCGCGAGGACTTCCTCTTCTGGGCGATCGGTGAAGCGGTAATCGACCGCCTCTTCCGCCTTGTCCCAGTAGACCTTGGCGATACCAACGCGGTTCGTCAGGGCGTCGTGAACCACGTCTTGGAAGACCTCCAAGCCGCTGTTCTGTCGGTGCACGACCATCTCACAGTACGCGGTGGCATGCTTAGCGAGCGCTAGGTCCTCGGCGCCCTGAGGGGCGAACGAGACGATCTTTGAGCCCGCGCCGAAGGTCTCGACAATTGCGGCCTTCATGGTCTCGACAGAGAGGTAAACGTCCTGCGAGACGAACTTTGAGCCCCCCTCGCGGGACGGGACGGGCTTCTTGCCCAAATAGTACTCAGTGACCTCGCGGCGCTCTTGGGCGAGCGTGCTGTCCACGAAGCGGGAGCCGTAGTCCGCCTTGGAGCGGCAGGCCTGGAGTAACTCCTCGTCCGTGAGGACGCGGCGTTTGGTTGTCATGCTTGCATTTCGTAATAGAAGTCATCTTCGGCCTCGATCGGGGCCCAGGAACCTTCGTGGATGTGATTGGCGATTGCCAAGGCGAAGACACAGTCGTCGTGACAGCCCACCTCGTGCTCAATCTTCCCGGACTTCGGGTCGGCGATAAAGGTAGTCATCTCGTCTAGGAGCGTCTTGTCGTTGAGCTCGATGGCCTTCTCCCGGACCGCCTGGCGCAACTCGTCAATGATGAGCGGCCGAGTCTTTACGTCCGTGTAGAAGCCCAGTTCCTCCTTGGTCTCGTCGGTCTGCTTATCGTAGACCTCGCGAGTATAGAGGTTGGGGTATCCAAGGTCCTTAAAGAGCCGAGTGTTGGGCAGGATGCCGTGATTGTTGAACTCGACGGCGAGCCGAGCCCAATTGTACATCTTGCCCAACGAATACAGGATGGCCGCATAGTAATCAGGATCGACCTGGCCGCGCCATACGCCCACCACTCGCTTCTTCCGGTCGAGCACCAAGGAGACCGAATAGTCGCCCTCAGCGGTCCCTTTCGACACGTCAGCGCCGATCGTGTACTCTTCGGCCGGATCGACCTCATGGTACATGAAGAGGCGGCCTCGCGGATCGGACAAGAAGTCCCCCGTGACGGGGTCGTATTCCATCCGATGCTTGATATCCGGCGCGGCTTCGATTTGTTCGTGTAGGTACTCCAGATTAAACACCGGGGCACCCGAGGTCAGGAAAGCGTCCTTCGGGAAGGTCGGGTATTCCTGCTTGAACAGGTCAGGGCCGTCCTGGGCCACCTTGCGGCGCCGGAACATAAGCTGTTCGTCGTCGAGATGCTCGCCATAGGCCTCGTAGACCGCCTGACACATCTCGTCCTCTTCGGGCGTCCTCTCGAAGTCTTCATCGACGGGCACGCGGTACTTCTCGTCCACGAACCACGGCAGGAAGCACGCGAGGTATCCGGAGGAGCCATCCTCAGCCGCACGCCACGCCTCATAGAATGGGCCGGACATGCCGCGAGCGGTACTCTCGATCGCGACGAACGTATCGGCGACATCGGGGACTGCTTGCATAAGGCCGTTCATGATTTCTCGGGCCTTGCCCTTCGGCCACAAGCCCACTTCGGACAGGTGGGCAACCTGGAGGGTCTCGCCGCGCCCTACGGTGTCGGCGCCCGCCGTAGCGATCATATAGCCGCTGTCGAGCTTATCGAACTTCAGCTCCCGCCCGTTGGCCTTGGAGGTCGATGGGCGCAGGAAGTCCGGCATCTCCAAGTGATACCGCTTGGTCATATCGAACAGTGCGGTGGACGCCTCTGCCTTGTGCGTGACGACAATTCCCTTGGTGGCGCGATGCTGACTTATCCACCAATACATGAAGCCGCCCCACACGGTGGACAGGCCGAGCTGGCGGGCCTTCAGGATGACGACCCGGATGCGGCCGGTCCGCTGCCACTGGTCGAGGACCATGTCTAAGAAGCGGCGTTGGGCACGGTTCAGTACGAACGGGACGATTTGCGCATCCTTGGTTCGGATGCGTAGCGCCTTGCGGGCGTAGAACTCGAAGTCCGATAGGAGGCGCTTGCGGGTTGCCTTGCGGCGTGCCTCGGCGTCCCCCTTTGTGAGAGGCGCGGAGGCCATATGGGTCAGTCGTCTTCTGCCATCTCGTCGAGGATGTCCTCAGCGGTCCGGACGGTGTGCTCGACCTTGGTGGTCGGCTTGGCTTTGGTGAAGTCCAAGATGAGCCTGGCTGCTGCAATCTTGTCCTTTGCGGTTTGGGGCCCCCGAAGGACCGTCATGGCCTCCGAAAGGGCTTCAACGGCCCTGGGGTCGTCGGGGAGCTGTCCTTTGTCGCTCATCTTCTTCAGTATCTTGGCAATGATGGGTTTTTGGGCGGCTTGGTGGGCTTCATACTGAGCTACAGTCATCCGCCTCGGGACCCCGTGAGGCTTTCCGCCTTTGCGATCTGGGCCGATTTTGGCCCGTATCTTCGCGGAGTGTGCTGAGCGCTCCTCAGGCGTCATGTTCGCCCAGATACCCGCGCCGCGCTTGGCGCGTTTGGGCAACTCTGTGTCCGGGAGAGTGAGGCTTTCCGCAACAAACTCCGAGATGGCGGGGACGTTTCGCGCTCCCTTCGGACGACCGCGAGGCCGCCCGGTAGGCTTAGTGGGCATTGTTCGGATCGTACCCGAAGGTCTCGTCGTCGTTGTACATCATGCCGTCCGCGCCACGGTGCCAGCGGGTCCCGTCAGAGCCGAGCTGCATGTCGTCGTCTGGCTTTGGCGGTGCCACGTTGACAGCGGCGGCCTTGGTACCGATGACGCCTGCGCGGTGCAGAAGGTCGGCGAAGTCGCGGTCCTGTCGTGCTCGATCGGCAATAGCGGCCATAAAGTCCGCCACGTTCTCCGGGTTCGTCTCGGTAGCTACTTGAGCCACGCGCTCCTTCACGTCATTGCGGAACTGTGAGGTTGCGCCCGACGCGATGTGGTTGACCACGGCCGCCAACATACCCCGGGGGGTAAGACTACTGAGCGAACGTACTCCCGCCGCCTCGTCGAGGTCAGCGTCGAGCCGATCGCGCATGGCGGTCTTCGAGTTGCCCCGTACATCGTTCCAGAGGATGTTGCCTTGGTGCTCTGCCTCCAAACGGTTCTGAAGGCCACGCACAGCATCCGGGCGGCCCGTCATCTGCCCGATAGCGGCTTGCTTAGGCTCGTCTCCCAGGAGCTTCCTAACCATAGCGGCCGTATCGCCCGTTGGGTACTTGGCGCCATACTCGCTCGCACTGTCCGCTAGGGACGTTCGGGCACCGACTGACCATGCCTCGCGGGCGTTGGCCTGTGGCGTCGTACGGAACTGCTCTGCAATCTCGGGCCCGGTCAGGTTCTTAATGTCCTGTCCGCGCTGGAAGGCATCGCGCATCCCCATTTCGTCAGCATACATGGCCGTCACGTCGCGATAGGCGCCGTTGTGCGCTGCGAGCTGTTCGCGAAGGTCGCCCGCACGGGCGTTGATGTTCACCGAGTTCGTGTTGTTCACGACTTGGCCCGTCACGGGGTTAATGTCCGCCGCTGCCCGGCCGTTGTCCCGCATGGCGCGGATGACTTGGTCGAAGGCTTCGGTGGTGAACGAGGGGCCCGGCGTTGCGTTGCCCATGTCGTCGATACGGAAGCCCATGGCGACAGGATCGCGCATGGCGTTGCCGATGTTCTCGACAGCGTTGGGCAGAGCTTGACGGAATGCGGGGGTCTGCATGATCGCCCGCATTTCAGGGGTCACAACCGCAGGCTGGGCGTAGGCCTCCTGATACATCGGGGCGGCATCTCGGCGGGCCCTCTCGCCATACTCTTGGACCTGACGGACCGGGTTTGTTGCCGGGCCGAAGGTGTCCGTGATGTGCTGGCGGACGCGGTTGGCCTCCGTGGCCTTGCGGGCGTCGAGGGCGTTGCGGACTAGGGTTTGTCCCGGTCCTGCTCCTCGCGAAGCCCAACTCGTCATCCCGCGCATACCTTCCGTAAGGTCCGCAGGCATCGCTGGTACGCCCATGGCCTGTCGGCGGTCCATCTCGTTGAGGAGGTTTGTCGGATTGGCTGGGGCACCCTGTTGGCCCATACCTTCCTGGATATTGCCCCGGTTCATCTCGCGGGACATCATCCGGTCCGCCTGTTCTCGTGCCCGTTCGCCGGGCTGCACGAGTGGGCGGCGCATGACGGCACGGGGGACGTTGGCGATCGTGCGGACCGCGCTGTCCACGCCGGGTACGTTCTGGCGAATGCTTCGGCCAAGACGGACTGCCCCCTCAGCGAGAGGTGATGCCATGCCGCCTAGGGCCGCCCCTGCGGCAAGCCCGGTTCCTGCGTTGGCGGCGCGATCGGCTAAGGTTTCGCCCTCGCCCGCACCGGCCACAGCGCCGTACCCAGCGCCCACAGCGGCCCCATGAGCGACTTTAGCTGCCATCCCGGCCCCAGAGACCAGACGGCCCGCAGGGAGCGCCAGTGAGGCTCCTAGGCCAGTTAGAGTCGATCCCCAGGCAAGCCACGGGTGCTCTTCGTCATACTGGGCCTGATTGGCCTTGAACTCGTGGCGGCCCTTGTCGAACGCTTCGCCGACATCCTGGCCCTTGAAGAGCGCTTTGGCGGCGTCGGGGATCGCTGCGACCTCATCGCCCCAGTTGGGCAGGACGTTGTCTATCGTGTCCCCAAGGAAGTCGCCAGCGGTCTGAAGGGCCGTTCGGGGCTTGCGGGGGCCGGTAACGTCCTCCGCTGGCGCTGCTCCTTGCGTGGCTTGCCAGTGCTTCCGAGCTGCTTCCGCCGCCTGCTTGGGGTCGTCGGTCTGTACATCGACCTCGCTGCCGTTGGGCAGGCGTACGGTAATGCTCATCGGATCGGTTTTCCGTTCATATCTATTACTGTGCGGCCGGGTGTGGCTCGGCGGTTGGAACTGGGCGGCGGCTTGGGTATGCCGCGCTCGCGGATGTCCATTGCCTTATTGACCATGGCCTCTTGGCGGGCCGCAGCTTCTTCATAGGTAACGCCGCTCGGGGCGGGGGCGGAGATGCTTCCAAACCGCCCGATCCACTTGGCCTTTAAGGTCGCGCGGTGCTGTTCAATCGCGCTGGATCGCTCGGCTTCCCGCAGGATGCGGAGATTTTCCTGTACGCCCTTATAGTCGCTGACGCCTGCGGTACGCATGAGCGCCGTATCCTTATCGGACGACGCGCCCTTCATCATCTGTGACCCCTTCAAGGCCGTTTGGGCCCCAAGAGTCTTTAGCTGGTCACGGGCATTCATTGTCTTGTCGGAGACGAACCAGCGGAGTGGGGTGCCTAGGATGCCCCCTATGGTGTCCATGACGCCGCCATCCTGTTCCGGCGTGATGGCGTCTAGGTAACGGGCCTTGGAGGGCTTCGTCCGCATATCCAGCACTGCGCGGCGAGTAGAAGCATAGTCACGGCGTGCGTTGCGTTCTGCTTCGGCCTTAGCCGTAGAGTCCCGCAACATCTGCATGTCTTGGGGGGTCGTCTTGGCGCGGCCGGTCGGCTGGCCCGATCCCTTAGCGGCGGCGGCGGTTGCGAAAGAGTCGCCAGCCCACCAATTTTCTTCGGCCATTAGCCCTTGATCCTTTGCGACCCATCGGGCGCTATGTACTTGGAGCCCCTCGGGAGGGCGTCATATTCGGCCTTCGAGTTGACCTTTGAGTATCCCTTGCGGGCACCTCCGGACGGTGGGGCCTTGGCGAGACGTGCGGCACCCTGGGCCACCCGTGCGGCGCCTTGCTGGACACGCTGGGCGCCCTGCTCGATCCGCTGAGCACCTTGGGACTCTTGGACTTGGCGGTGCCGCATGGCATCCTGAGCAACCTGATTGGCTCGCTCCTGCGTCAGGCTCTGATTTACGTTGAGGCCCATCATACCGCCCATGGTGCCGTACTGGTCGTCCCACTGGGCTGGCATTCCGGTCGTATCGACGCCGAATTGCTGAGGGTTAGCTAGAAGCCGCTGATAGGCCGCTTGGCGCTGCTCGGGTGGGACCTGAGTTGCGATAGCGTACAGGGCCCGAGAGCGCATGTCGGCCACATCCGTAGCGGACGGGGCGTTCTTGGCCTTCGCAGCGCGTTCGTTGGCGGCTCGGAACTCAGGGACCTCGCGGACCGTGCGGTTTCCGTAAGCGTCCTGGGTGATCTCGAATTGATCGTTCGGGCCGCCGTAGGAGACCGACTTGGCCTGCTCGGCCCGTAGGTCCCGGTTGCGGCCTGCGATTGCTTGAGCGGCGTTGCCGAGGCCGTCCCCGAAGTTCCGACCAGCGAAGAACCCGGCGCCGATCTGGGCTAGGGTTTCCGAGATGTGCTCTTTGTCCCACATTGTCGGCCGCTTCTTAGACGGCGGTGCGATGGGGAGCGCAATCCCCGTCGATCGGGCTGAACCAGCGTCAACGTTAGGCATATCGTCCAGTTCATCTCCCCGAATGGGAGGCGTTGAGTAAACACTCGCCCGCTTGAAGGGGCTTAGCGGGGAGCCCGTTGGGATATTGGGGTCGTACACTTCAGAGCCCTGCGTAAATGCTACCAGCGGTCGCGGCCGCACCCATGATCTGGCTTAGAATGCTCTGTGACTCCTTCGTCTTCGTGGTCCCGGAGCTGGTCCCCGAGGAGCCCCACGAATTGGAGCCGATAGTGTTCATGTAGCGGGACAGAACGTCGCTTGCGCGGGTGTCCTCTCCCAGCCACTTCTGGAAGTCGGCCGTAAGCCCGCCCTGGCGGTCAGCCTGTTCCGTCGAGTTCGCCTTGTTGATGGCGTCGTAGGCACCGTAGGCCGCGTTGGACGCCTGGCCCAATGCGTTGACGCCCGAGTTCGCGAGGTTACCGTAAGCGTTAGCCGCGCTGCCCAAAGCCGAGAGGTTCTGGGCGCGGTCCTGCTGGGCCATGCTGAGGCCCTGATTGTACGCATTGCCTCGGATCGATGCCGAGATGTCAGCGATACGGTCCTCAGCGCCGCGACGGGCGATACCGGCCGCCACGCCAGCTCGCGAGGAGTTGATGTTGCCGGTCCCGGACGCTGCACGGTCGATGCTGGGGAGCGTGTCCTCCGTCAGGTTGCGGGTCACGTCGCGAGAGTTCGCGTCGATCATCGCGTCCACGTAAGGGTTCGCTGCGTACTTGTTGGCCGCGTCGATATTCGACTGCGTCGGGTCCTGCCCGGCCATCGCTAGGTACTGGTCGATCGTCGAGCCAGCTTTGGCCCCATAGCCCGCCATCTGCGAGCCGAGGCCGTTAAGCTGGTCGGCGGTATTCAGGCCGGTCGTGGACGCATAGGACTTGAGCTTCGCTAAGGCGTCTTTCGCCTCTTGGCTCATCCCTGCGTACGTCTGGCCCTGATAATAGGGCGTACCGGCCTGCTTGTTATAGATGTCCTGAGCGCTGTTGAAAGCCTGCTTCAGGTAGGGGGACTGGAACGAACTGGGGCCAGTGTCGAACGTCTCGGTTTTCTTCGTGGTCGAAGAGCCGCTAAACAGGCCCATTCGTTAAATCCTTGGTGTGTTACTTTGGCTCTAGGGCCGCCACTCGCGCCTCAAGGGACGCAAGGGCCTGAACGATGTTGGATGTCGCCACCGCGATCTTTTGGAACTCGGCGTCAATATATTGGCCCAAGCTCTCGGGTAGCGTCGGGCGTATGGACCGTTGATACGGGGTCAGCTTACCGGCCATCATCGGCGACCTCGGGTAACGAGTTGCACGTCAAAGCCTGCGAGCTGAAAGTCCGATACGCCGTCACACTGGAACCGATAACCGAGGTACTTTCCGGCCTCGTTGATGTCGATTTTCGTCTCGGTCGCCGGGTCGAAGGTCCACGGAGCGCTCCATAGCGGCTCTGTGTTGCCAATGTCCGTGGCGCCGAATTGCCAGAAGCAATCCGTGGGGCGCGTTGCGCTCATTTGGGGCCAGATGGCCTGGAGGTACGTGTATTGCGTCAGGTTTTTTCCCTGAGCGTCTAGGTCGATCCCGATGCGCTCCAAGACCGCAGGGCGGAAGGTGTCCGCCGCGATAGGTAGTGTCATGCGGGCGTCTGCAACACCTTCAAATCCGAAGATGCGCGGAGTTGCGAGACCTAGGCGCTGGTCGGACCGGCTGGCTAGAAGGCAATGTTGGTCCTCATCTCCGTCCGCGCTGATCCAGAGACCGCCTGCGTCATCGAAGGTGGCCTCGGTATCATCGGCCCACGTGGCGCCGGTAATAAGGGCGGCCTTCGTACAGCTCACGACATTCGGGACATCGTAAAACGTCCAGGTGTTGTTGCTATAATTGTAAACCGCTTGGCGATTGCATCCCGTGGTTGGGTTCTGGAACCCTACGAAGCGGTCGCCCGACGCGTACGTGAAGCGAACTTCAGTCAGCTTTGCGTCATGCTGCACGAAACAGAGGTGTGTGCGGCTGAAGTCTAGAGCGTCGAAGACGAACTCCTTGACCCGCCCATCGGCGATCGATTTTGGGGATACTCCGTCATGGACGTATATGTCATTCCGGTCGAAGACGTAGTGGAGTCCGCCTACCTGAACCACGCAGTTCGGGTTGATGACGCCGACTTCGTCGAAAAGCTTCCGGAACGTGAATATCTCGTTACCGCCCACATAGTCCATGAGCCATACGGAACTGGTGCAGTAGAGCACGAAGCTATCACGGAGGCTCATGCCATCGACAATCGCGTGACGCATCTCGTTGACGATATTCTCTCCTGCTGAGTTGGTCGTTGAAGTTGGGTCCCAGGACTCGGGGGGCGCCCCAAAGAACGCGAAGTCTGACCATTTCACCATGGTAGGGCGATACGCGCCCGCCTTCGTCACCCCGAGGGCGATGAGCTGGTCCTTATAGGCCCTCAAGACCTTACAGCGGTCGTCGGAGTTCCAGCCGGGTATGGTGGCGAAGCGGTCGCCGTTCGGCGCCTTGTACACCGGAGCGTGCGTCTCTCGGTTCAGGTAGGCCACCCCGCCCAGGAAGCTGGACGTGAAGGCCTGATTGCCCTCAACGGCAGTGTGGCCCTCTGGGGTCAAATCCTCAAAGGTGGTGCCGTTCATGCGCTTGATGGACCCGAAGTCCTCTGCGATCGAGATGACCTCGTCGTAACCGCTGGCGCCGGGGGGAATGGTGAAAATGTGGCCTGGTTCATGCGGGAGCGTGGCGGCGGTCCGACATACGGGCCCTCGCGATGCTCGACCATTCTTGAACCGGACATTCACTCCGCCCGTAAAGGACCCGATGTTCTCTACGTCCGAGGGGAAGGCGTCCGTGATTATCCCGGTGGAGCCCAGACCCCGAACCGGGAAAGTTGGCATAATTAGATTTTCATAATGTAGTGCAAGGCAAGCGACGGCTGGCTCACTTCAACCGTGACGGCGTGGGTATGGCCTGTTGCATCGGTTACGGTGATGTCGTGGGAGTGCTGGCCGTCCGCCCCAATACCGTGGGCGTGTGCCTCGCCGGAGCCAGACTGGCTGGAGCGGCCAATGGTCGCCTCGCCTCCGCTCTGGCCGATGTTGTAGGACGCGCCGGACGAAGAGCCGCCCCCGCCACGGTTGGGGGCCGCCTCGCCATTGTTCTGGAGATTGTCATACCCCCCGGTGGCGTTAGCGAACTCATAGTGGCGGTGGGGGCCATTCTGGGCCGCCGTAAGGCTATGGCCCGCCGTGGACCCACCGTGGCTATGGGAACCCGCAGCACCCGAAGAGGCCGCATGGGTATGAGCGCCGCCAGCCTCGGAAGTCACGGTGCGCGACTCTTGGCCCCAGGTGGAGCCCTTGGCGTGCTTATCGGACACACCTACGCCAACGCGGCCCCTAAGGTCCGGAAGGACCACATTGCCCGTCCCGTCCGACTTCTCGACCGTCTGACCATTGCAGATGGCCCAGCCCGTGGGGGCCGTATCGCCGAAGAAGAGTGTGATGATGCCGAAGGGCACCAAGCCAGCCGGAACGGTTTTGTTCAGGAACTCGGCGCTTGCATCGAGCGGCGCATCGATCTTCGGGAAGGTGGCCTTGAGGGCCGATTTGACCATTCGGATATGGTCGTCGCCTTGCTGGAGGCGGTCAGCGCTTGCCGGGTTCGCCGGGTTGAGCTGATGGATGTACTGTGCGGTCTCTAGGGGCATTTCGTGACGTGTGGCCCCTGAGGGCGCTGATAGGACGGCTCGCATCTATGGCGAGCATCTGTTTTCTAAAAAGGGTGGACCCATCCGTCTCTGTCACTCACTGGGGGCGCGAGGAAGCTTCAAGGGCTATGAGGGCCTTAAGGGGCTTTAAGTGACTTAACGTATCATTCTATAGATTAACTAAGATTAATATCTGTAAGTGACTTTAAGGGGCTTAAAGGGACCTATAGGGGGCTTAAAGGGTCTGTGGATGGTCGCTGATTGTGGAGGTTTGTCCTATACTCAGCACTAATGCAAGAATGGCTGTTTTCCGCCATTTTCTGGAGCCCTTGGTCCCATACGGGTCCCTCTGTCCGATTGAAGGGGCGGATGGTTGCGGAGAGGGACTTTTAGGTCCGGCATGGAACCTAAAGGGGCTTCATGGGACCCAAAAATAATCGGGTGGTTGAAGGCAGAGTCCGAGGCAAAATTATGGCCGTCGCAGCGAAGCCGCCAGTTGCGAATTGGACCCGCCGAGCGGCGATTGGGACCACGGTGGAGACTGGAGGGGACCCAGAGACATCCGGCATTTCTCTAGGGATTGCCGTGACTTAGAGCGCCCCCTCCCCTCCCAGCTCGGGCCGCTGCCATACGTGCCTACTGCCCACTCAGCGCCGATCGGTGGCGATGCGGGACATTGGCCTCGAATGGCCCTCATTGCCCCGGAATGGGGGACATTTACCCCACCTATCCGTCCCCCACCATCGCAGGAATGGCGGATAACTGCGGCGCGTCACTGGATGCAGAAGCCAACGCGAGGGGCTGAAGGGCGCTGGCGGGGGCGGCCGGTAGAGCGGTCCGGGAATGACTACACGTGTAATC